GGTTGGCATTCAGTTGGGGGATCGCGTCAATTAATGCCTGACGCAGGCTCTTGAGTTTGTGCATCGAGTTTATCCTGACAGTCTTTAATGGTTTCAACCTGCAGCGCGCAGGCGATAAGGGCGTACTCAAGCCTGCGAATATCGGCGCTGAGATCGCCGTTAGTGGCGGGTTCGCTTCCCGGCATCGGGCAGCGGCTCACCTTCGGGCAGGCGTTGTAAACAATGGGCTGCGGAGGCGCAGGCGGTGCGGGTGTGCAACCTGCGGACAGCATCAGGCAGCTGATCGGTATACCAGCGGCGTAACGCTTCATTTTCATTGAGTAATCTCCCGATAGTCGCTTCCCGTCTTGCCCTCTCCTCGCCCGCAGTAACAAGCCCCTCACGGAGCCTGACCTGGGCGTTTTCATTTGCTCTGGCCATCCGCTGCGACAGGGACAGCTGCTGGTTAAGCGTGGCGAGGGCCGTTTTTTGCTCGCTGGCGACCCGGTTGGCCGTGGCTAGAGAACGGGACAGGGTCTGGTTGTCATGACGAAGCCACAGCGTGATGGCCAGCAGTCCGGCCAGCATCAGCATGAGGACTCTCATGGCAGCCCCTTCATGCACCAGGCCTTCTCGCGGACACGACGATTTTCCAGCCCGGTATTTTTGACGCCGTTGACGTATATCCAGCGGGTAAGCTCGCCGCATGCCTGCGACCACTGTTTACGCTTAATAAAAGACACCAGAGTCGAACGGCAGGCGGCGCCTGCGCCGACGTTAAAGGTAAAACTCACCAGCGCGTCGTAGACCCGCGGCGGCATCTCCACCGGCGCGCACGTCGCCAGTCGTCGCTCAACGTTGAGCACATCAGCAACCAGATTTACCGCGGCCTCACGCTCGGTAATGTCCCGCGTCGGCACGACGTTTGCCGTGTGGCCAATGCCTGACGTCCATACGCCAGCGCTGCACCGGTAGGGCGAGAGGCGACATCCTTCGAGATCGGCAATCAGCGCCAGCCCCTCCGGGGAGGTTTTCAGTAATCGAAAGTCAGGCATCAGCACCGCCAGGGCCAGCACGCCGGCGACGCTGCAACGCTTAATGATTGAGTTCACGAATGCTCTTCTTATCGAGGCCCAGAGACTGGAGGTAGCGCCAGGTTTTGCGCTTAAACCAGTAATTCGTCAGCGCGGTAAAAATGGCGCAAAGGCTCCCCACGTACAGCGCAACCTTTTCAGGAGACATCGCCCCGAACCAGGCCAGCGCCACGGCCAGCCAGTAGGCGATAACCGTGGTGATTTTCTCCAGGCTCAATCCCATAGGTTTACGGATTCTTTGGTGGGGGCGCTATTCACCTCCGGCATCTCTACTGGCGTGCCGTGAGGCAAAATAACGCCTGACTCCGCGAGGCCAGGATTGGCCTTCAGAACGGCTTCTACGACGCCAGCCGTGCGCCCGTAATAGCGGGCGCAAACGGCATCAAGCGTGTCCCCCTGCATTGCATAGATCTTCATCAGACGCTCCCAACATCCGGTTTCCAGGTACTGTAGAGTTTCCCGGGCCGGCGGCCTTTTCGCTATCGCTGACGGATGGACAATCGCGGACACAACAGACCGTCCATAAGCAGCGAAGCGTGGGTCGACGAAAGCGCAAAATCTGAATGAGGGTGTACGTTCGGGTTATGACGCTGGGCTAGCGCCAGCTCTCGTCTTCCCAGACTTCCCGGAGAATATTATCCAGCATTTCGCGATCGGCCTCTCCTTCAAGCCCCTGGAGCTCGACCCCCGTCACCGATCCTATTTTCACGCTCACCCGCGATGACGGAAACAGGGATCGTATTCTGCGGGTCAGTTCGCACTGAAAGGCTTCAACGACGGCATGGCCAATCTGCTGATCTTTATCGAGCGTAATGTTCACACGAACGTTGCCCTCTTTTTTGATTCGTTCCGGAACAGGCGATGCTGAGAAAACAACGGTAAATGCGTTGTTCTTGATTAAATTTCCCCGCGCAATCTCAGCAATCAAATTCAGGGCAATCTCACGATCTCTTTCCTGACATGTTCCTTCTGTCGTCAGTCGAGCAATCATCTCGACGCGTTCAATCATGACCTGCTCGTTCAACTCTCTGTCCACACAACCTCCACCACGAGATACTGTATAAACATACAGTAGCACGTATTCATAAAAAGAGTGAAGCGAAAAATCAGAACTCTTCACGGTATGTGCATGATATCGATGGAGATTAGCGTGCTCTCAGAGCGAACAGATCCGATAAATGCCCAATACGTTCAAGGATTTTCCGCGCCTTGTGCTGATAAGAACTCGCTGCCGGAAAGAGCGATCCGTCAGCTGCGCCTCTGCACCATTTGTCGTTAAAGCGGCCTACGCCGCCCGCCATAAGATGCAGGGCCTCTGCGCGGCTGATGGCGATTCCGGTGGCGAGCCAAACCTCATCAATCACCTTCTCCGGGACCCCGTTCTGCGGATCCCGCTCGTAGACAAAGGGCGCCGCTGCGCCGGGCCGGATGCGCTTAATACGCTCGGTTAATGCCCGTCTCGCACGCCGGTTAAGGGGTTGAGAGAGATCGCTCAGCGTACAGTTATTGACAGAACTCCGAGAAGGCGCAGTTACATCCTCAGGCTCCTGGGCCCGCTTCGGCACAATTTTCCACTGCGTGAGCCGGGTTAAAACCGGGCTGCCCGCGCCGACGGCGGCATCGTACACGCCGCGGATGCGGAGCGTTTCTTCGCCGTACTGGTTAAACCCGGTACCCGGCTCATACAGCGTGCGCACCTGTAAATCATCGCGACGCACAAACGGGCCGCCCTGTGCAGTGACGTAACCCGCCCAGTCACCGGCGTCGGCAGCTTCATGGACGGCAGCAAACTCGACGCTCAGACCACGCGCGGTCTCTGCGTCTGCCAGTCGGCGCAGCTCGCGGTAGACCGTTACCGGCGCGCCGCCGATGAACTGAAACTGGCGAATGTGCCAACGCCCTGCCCAGGCCGATACGGCGGACGCCGTCTCCTTCAGCAGGCCGCCGCTTTCGTTATCGGTCTCGCCATCGAGCGCATAGCCGTCGATATTCTTTGAGATGTATTTGGCGATATAGCCGGTAGCGCTGCCTTTCTGCGGATCGATCGCGTCCGCGTGAAAGCGAGCCTGTCTGGCGCTTTCGCTCTGCAGCTCAGCGGCATCCTCCTCCCGGGCGTAGTCCCCTATAATCCGGCGAACGCATTCGACGTCTTCCGGCCGCATAAACACCAGCATGTGCCAGTGGGGCGTACCGTCGTGATGGGGTTCCGCAACGCGGATACCAAAGATACGGCGACCTTCCCGGTGCAGCTTTGCGCGGATGCGCGCCCACACCCGGGTGAGGTAGCCTTGCGTATCCGCCGGGCTGGCCCCGTTCCACTTCGCGTTGGGGTAGCCCGATTTCACGGTCGCGTGATACTGTGCGGGGGCGGTTAAGGTATAGAATTCGCCCACATAGCCCAGCGCCTGGCAGATATTTTCAAACCCGCGAATGCGGGTCATCAGTTCACAGCGACGTATCGCCGGGTTGGCCACCGAGCTATCGTATTTTTCAATCAGGCTAATGCGGTTGCCCTCTTCATCTTCCAGCTCCATGCCCTTGAGAAATTCACGGGTGCGGCGCTTCTGCTCGCGCCACTCGGTCACGCAGCGTTTGCTCGCATACGCCATTCTCTTTTTACTGACGTTGCCGAGGGCAATCTGCAAATGCTCGCGCCAGGCAGCCGCGATCCGACGTAAACGCCCGCGCCACCACGCCTCGGAAAACATCCGCATCACCGCGGCGGCAACATCATCTTTGTTGAAAAATGTCTTCGACACCCGCTCCCAGTGCGGAGGCGACACGTTGAACTGCCGGGCGATCAGTCCGGCGCGCTGATACCAGATGAAGAGCGTCTGGTATTCGCCCATATCAGCATCGTTAATATTCGCCAGCTCGCCGCGAATAAAGCTGGCAATATCGCCGGCCAGCAGGTCGATATCCGCGCGGGACATATCCGGCAGACGGTTATAGCGGGCAACCAGTTCAACCATTCGCGAGGCAAGGTACTGCAGAAGCTGGGTATCGAAATAGCCTTTAAACACGGCTCGGGAGACTGCGTCATGCAAACCTGCGCAGGCATAGCGTTCAGAGACCCGCCGCAGGCGGGGCAATATCCTGTTGCAGAAGCGGATCAAAAAGGCGTTAGCCTGCGGGCTGCCCCGATGCTGTT